TCATCTAAGCAACTTGGGCAAGACCAAAATCAGCACCGGTTGATGGTTGGACTCGTCGCCGTTGCGCTTATTATGCTGGCCGTCGCGTGACTTGGGGATCACGCCGGCAGTCATGCCGGGGAGAATGGTTAGCGGCCGATAGCTTTCTGGGGGTGAAAATGAGCGATGGGGGGGTTCCGTTGGTAATGGCTGGCGCCATCGGGGGCGTCGTCGTCTTCTCGTTCGTGCTCATCGGATTCGAGATCCCGTATCGAGACGCCGTTGCACTGAGCCCGACCGATGCGTCTACGTTGATCGCTGGTTTTGGGGGTGCTGTATTGGGCGGGTTCATTTCGTGGTTGCTCGCGCGGCAGTCGTCACGCGAAGCAGCAAAGAAGGATGCTGAGGCCCGCGTTAGCGCCGAGAAGGCCACAGTCCTTCGGACGCTGCTAAAGATGATTCAGATTTCGAATTATCTTTATACTCTCAACATATTTTTTGATAAATCAATCAATCGGTCAGGTGCAATAAAACTATGGATGAGAGTTATACCACAATCGCAGAATGAAGATACGTTGCCGAAGTTTGAAGCGAGTGACTTTGTGCCATTTGTTGAGATGGAAGAGAGCGAAATAGTAAATCGCTGCATGCTTCTTTCAGAACGTGCCAATTCGTTGTCGGCAGGTTTCAAGCAATATGTGGAACTTCGCCTTGCTTGGCAGGAATGGAGCGCTCGCTACACCGAGCGCCAGCCGGATGGGTCAATGGTGTCCAAGTTTGTCGGCCGACAAACAAATGTAGCGCAGGCGAAGGCGATCGTTATGGAATCACTGGTGCAGGATATATGGAAACACCTTCAGGTAGATGTGAAGGATGCAAACGCGCTTTGCAAAGACATAAGCGACATAGCGGTGCGACGCTTCAAAGACGCTGGTCCGTTTGTTTCTCTGGATGTGGGGCCTGCCACCACGCAAGACGCCTTAGAAGTCTCACAATGAAGAAGACGATCGGACCGCCGCCCACCGAGCGGCCCGGTAGCACTGTTGCGAACAATACTTTGGCGCCCGCACAATGTTGCGCGGGGTGAATGACTTCCCACAATGATCACATGGGACATAACGGCGACGGGCGACGAGATGGTAGCTGACATTGCAGCTCGGGGAACAGAACGCCTTCGCCTTGCCACGATGGCGGGTCGTCGTGAACATTCGGCCGCAGTGGTTGCAGGTGCGGCTGTCATGGGCGCGATGTAGCAAGGCGGCCCGCACCATAACGTCGAAGTGCTGCCGTTTGTCGTTCAAGTTTCGGCCTTGCTGGTGACGGTCCCGGCAAAGGGTCGAACAGTACCGTAGATGCCACCCGGTAAGATCGCCGTTCTGGAGCGGGATTCCACAGCGGATGCAGTGGGTTCGCGAGAGCGGCGCAAAGCCAGTTTCGGTATAGGCCGGTTGCCCCATATACCAATCCGGCCGGACAGCGCCGATCATCCGAAGCGCGCGACCGACGAATTCGGCGGCGGCATCATCTGCGGATTGCCAGCGCCACCCCTCGGAGATCAGCCGTATCCTGAGACCGTGACGGCATGCGGCTTCAAACGCAAAGGCGGTCGGTCGGCCTTCCCGCAAGATGCTGGCGACGGCGCCGAGGATGTAACGCCGGCGATCAGCCTTTATCCCGCGAAGTATGTCAGGCTTTGCATGCACGGGCTCACCGGTAGCGGACTGCGAAGCCGGTGATCCGGCGATGCGTCTTGTCAGCGGGCAGGAAATCGAAGCTGTCGACATCATCGCGCTGGAGTGTCGCCGTCTTCCCACGCCATGTGCCGGCGGCATCCTGAAGGGTGGCGATCACGGCGTTGCCCAGCGCCTCGACAGCGGGGAAATCGTCGGCGTAGCAGCTCACATTGACCATGCTTTCCGGATAGCCGGCCATGCCGCCAAGCATCGGCTCATCGCGTTCGACGGTCTGGATGAGGACCAGATACGGCCGCGGCGCGCCTTGCGGTGCCGTGGTGTAAAAGATCCGGTCGGCGACAAGCGCGGTGACTGGCGCGGCCGCGCTCAGAATGGCTTCGATGACAGAAAGCGCGCTCATCTGATCATCCTTCTCTGGCGCGCCTTGGCGAAGCCGGCGGCGACGCGGACGGTGTTGGACTTGTCGTATTCCTTCAGCGCCGCCCGGATCTCTTCGCCGACGCCGCGTTGCGCACCACGGGCATCGATGTTGAAGACGCGGTTATCGGAAGCGCTGGAGGCGGCGCCGATCCGGCTGGTCATCCCGCGCATCGAATGTGTCGCCATCTCGCCGACATCGGTTCGACGCATCGCCGCATCACCACGGGACACCATCGCGGCGATACCGGTACCGGCGACCGCAGGTGCCAGCGCTGGCGTCACCGCCGGCGCGGCGGCGCGGCCAAGGCCAAGGATACCGGCGAGCGGGCCGGAACCCAGAAACACGGCCTGAGCGGCGGCGAGTGCGAGTTGCAGAACAAGCCGTTTCAACGCGTCTTCGGCGCTGGAGGATTTGTCGATGATCGACAGCAAAGCATCCCCGATCAGATCGCCAGCCCATTCGCCGGCTTCAGCGGCCGCTTCCTGTGCCGCCTTCAGCGCGTCCAGTGCGGCGCGTTCACGATCGATCTCGGAAATCAAAGCGCCGATCTTGGCGCGCTGTTCATCGGTTGCCGCAGCGCCGGCTTGGCGAAGTGCAACGGCGGTTTCGCGCTCCACTTCGGTCATCCCGATAAGGGAACGCTCGAATTCCAGTTCGGCGATGAGACGGCGAACCGCTTCGGCTTCGCGTTCGGCGGCGGCTGCGCTGGCATCGCGCCCACCGCCGCCTGTCACCGGTGGTGCCACATAGGCAGGTGGCTTGAATGAGGTGCCAGGCGCCGCAACCGGCGCCGTCTTGGCGAGAGCACCTTCGATTTTCGCACTTTCGGCGTTGAGCTTTTCCAGTTCGATGCGCAGACCGGAAACCGCCTTGGCGCGGGTGCGATCGTTGAGCGCCGCGTTGGCCTGCGCTTCAAGAATGCGGTTTTCGATGCTAAGCCGTTGCGCATCGATATCGGTCGACCGATCGGTGAGGGTGGCACGACGCTGGTTTTCGAAGGAATTGAAGCTGTCGATGAACCCGGACAGCGCGCTGGCGGCGTCAACAATCGCCGACTTCAGAGCGGTGCCGACCGTCTGGGAAACGATCTTGAATTGACGGTCCACTTCGGCGGCGCGGGCGATGACATCATCATCAAGGATGTTGCCGAGCGCATGCGCCTCATCGATCGTGCGGCGGATACCGGCGGCACCTTGATCGATGAGCTCGACAAAGCGTTCGCCAGCGCTGCCGCCGAACAACTCATCGCTGATCCGGATCTGAGCGGCCTTGTCGAACTTGCCGAGCCGGTCGATGATCTCAAGCAAGAGCGCGGACGGATCCTCGAGCTTGGTCTTCAGTTCGGCGGCGCCGTAACCCAGCCGGGCGAACGCTTCGGCGGCGGCGCCCTTGCCGGTGATGGCGAACTCGTCGCCGCGAAGCGCCATTTCTTTCAGGCCATCGATCATGGCGTCGACCGGGATGCGCGCCTTTGTGGCGACGGCGGTCCATTCTTGGAACACGCTGGAGTCGACACCGGCGCGTTTGGCTTCGTCGCCTATCCTCGCCACGGACTCCGCGACGGCGCCGAACTGGCTCACGACTCCAGTGATGCCACCGGCAGCGAGACCACCAAGCAACCCGGCGCCGAAGCTTTTGATGACGCCGCCGACCTTGGCGAGGCGCATTTGCATGCGTTCGGCGGCTTGCCCGACCTTCTCCATTTCCTTTTGCGGACGGCGAAGCGCCGTTTCGATGCCTTTCATCCGGGCATTGGTCTGGCCTTGCGCGCGCTCAATAGCCTTCTCGTACGAGCGCATCCGCGCTTCGAGGCTGACTATGAGTTTGTGATTGTCGGTCGTGTCGGCCATCGCCCCACCTCAGATGAAAAGCAGTCCGCCGGCGCGCTCGTCGCCTGCGTAAATGCTCATTGTGGTGTCGCCCCGGGAGGCGCGATGAACCGCCATTGTGGCGGCGACGGCGGCGTCGATCCGGCCGCGGCTACGGCCCTTATGAAACGACTGGTTTCCAGCCGGGTCCGTCCGGGTCACCACATTATTGAAGCACCAGCGCAGCGCCGGATTGCCGCCATGCACGAACTTGCCGGCGAGGATGGCGGACTGGACGGTCTCGACGGCCGGTGCCATCGAAATCCAGCCTTGGCGGAATTCGACCATGGGCAAGCCTTCGTCGACGAGCTCGGCGGCGAGGTCTTGCATGCGGTAGGGATCGAAGCTGATCTCTTGGACTGAGAAGCGGTCGCAGAGTTCGCGAAGCTTGTCCGCGAGAACACGCCTGTCGACGACATTGCCATCCGTTGCGATGACGTGGCCCTGTTCCACCCAAAGAGGATACGGCGCCGCATCGGCTTCGGCTTTGCGACGAAGTCCTTCGGCCGGCACCATGCACCACGCGGCCGCATGGAACTCGTCCCCACGCGGGAAGACGGCGACAACGGCGGTCAAATCGTTCACGGTGCCGTAATCGACACCGACCCAGCAGGGTTCGCCCTCTAGGGCATCAAGATCGACCGGGCGATCACCCGCATCATAAAGGCTCATGTCCAGCCAAGGGCTCAGAGCCGCATCCTGCCACCGATTCAGGTGGTACTGTTCGAACTCGTGGCGTGCGGCGGGGACATACTCGGCCTGTCGCGCCAGCGTGCGCAAACCGGCGAGATCAGGATAACCGAGTGCGAGGCCGGGGTTTGCGTCGTGCCAGCCGGCTTCGTCGCGCCAGTCCATATCTTGCGGCGTCTCGAAAATGACCGCCAAATAGCTGGGATCTTCGATGATGCCGGTGGCGACTGCCCGGGCGTAGGTTTCGACTTGGAAGGCGAGCCCGTCTTGCCCGGCGCCGGCCGTTGTCGTGATCAGGTGCAAGGTATTCGGCACCTTGACGAGACCTGTTGTCAAAGCGGCCCAAAGCTTCCGGCCCTGCCACGCATGGATTTCGTCGGTGACGACAAAGGACGGCGTCTTGCCATGCTTGGAATCGCCATCCGACGATATCGCGACAAACTCGGAACCGCTTTTCGGGTGAGACAGCCGGAAGGCCGGCGCCTCCCGCTTCTCAGTGGCGGCATGGAGGCGCGGCGACATTGTCGTGAGCCCAACAGCTTCGGACCAAGTCAACCGCGCCTGATCGCGATCGGCGGCGGCGGCGATGCCAAGACCGCCGGGAACGCGTTCCGGACCTAGGAGGTGAAGAAGCGCCAGCGCGGCGACAAGGCTTGTCTTTCTGGCACCGCGTCCGACGCGCAAATAGAGGGTGCGGATCTTACGGCGGCCGGCCTCGTCGGTGTCGCCATAGACACGCCTGACAATACGTTCCTGCCAAAGATCAAGCTGGAAAGGCTTTCTCGATTTCGGGTGTCTCAGCTTCCGGATGAACGCGACGGCGCGCTCCCCGAACCCGTGGGGATCCGGAAGCGGGGTATCATCGAAAATCCATGTGGGGCGGATGCTAGACATCGTCCTCCCCGAAATCGTCGTCGTCGACGTCAAGCGACTGGACCGCACCCTTGCGAGCGACATCACGCGACTCTTCGATGAGGCCAAGACGGGAGGCGTTGAGCCGAAGGCGCTTCTCCGCTTCGGCCATCAAGGCGAAGGCGGGATGCGGCTTCGGTGCTTCGCCGGCCTTCTTGAAGAATGCGCCTTGGCGTTCGATGGCGCGCTGGCAGCGCCGCATCGTCGACAGCGCCGACAGATAGGCAGCGATGACATCAACCTTGCCGTCATCGAAGAGACCACGCGCGACGAGCTGCGTGACGATACGCGCCCAGTCAGGTTTCACATTGCGCGGCACCCATGCCGGCGTCACCTCGTCGGGTGTGGCGGTCTTGGCGACAACGGCAAGGCGGGGCTTGGGACCGGTCTTCATGTCACCGCCTCACATTGCAATTCGAGGAAGCGGCGCCGGCCGACTTCGCGGATGTCGGTGACGTTGAAGTCTGCCCCATCGAAGATGACGCGATCCGTGACGCGAAGATCGGCGTGCCTCACCGTGAAGACGGCGCGACGTTCGGCGACGATCTGGTTGCCCTCCAGAAACTCGCGGCCGGCAACGGTCTTCACGCTCGCCGGGACATCGGCAAGATGCGCCGCCCATGTCGTGACAACAGCATTCGTGCCGGCGTCGCGCGTCTCGACGGCGCGCTGAATCGTGATGCGGCGGTCGAATGCGCCAGCGCCGATCATTGCAGCACCTCGCCGGGACGCTTGTGGGCGACCAACGCGACGAAGTGATCGCGATACTTCAGAATTTCCGCCTGTTTCTCTTCGAAGGCGTACAGCGCTATCGCAAAGATCAGCCGGCCGGCCGCCTTGCTTCCGTATCCGTGAAGTGCACCGATCTTCCGGGCGTGTTCCTCTGTCAGCGTCTCAACGGCCGGTCGGCAATCCAGCGCGTTGGCTGCGATGAACTCAGCGGCGCATTCGAAGATGGTCCCGATTTCGTGGTCATCGAACATTGCCGCCTCCCTTTTTGACGGCGTCGCGATAGGCGCGGGAAAGTCTGGACTTCACGGATTTCCGGAGCGCGCGCCACGCCCCATAGAAGAATGGAGACTCCGCTTCGATCTTGGCCGAATAGTCGTAATGCGGTTGCGTCACGCCGCTGCGCACCGGGCGCTGAGTCAGCGGACCGCCGGCTTTGACATCGATCGCGAGTTCATGCCGGCCCGGTTCTTTGCGGATCGACGCGCGCAAATCGCCCTCGTCGACCGGCGCGAGACCACGCGCCAGCGCGACGACGCGGTCGGCGCTTTCGTTCAACGCTTTCTTGATCTCGACCTTGGCATCACGGGGCATGCGGTCGAGCTTCTTATTGAGCGCGGCGAGTCCTTTGACGGTCATCCGAACCCCCGGATGCGCCAGCGGTCGATCGTGTCGGTGAACTGAGGATTCGAGGACAGCGAACCGGACGCCATGATTTCCGATTCGCGCCACGCGTAGCGCGCCCCGATCACGGCGAGGATGCCGTCCTTAATATCCGCCGGCACCGCGTCGGCGTCGCCGAAACCAGCGGTGAAGGACACCGAAGCGGACCGCGCGGACGGCCAACGCGTCGTCGGGAAGACGGTGGCGGCATGGGTACTGCCGAGTCCGGCGGCGAAATAGTCGGCGGGATCAAGCGTCTGGGTAGCACCGGCGCTGTCGACATAGGCGACGGCGTCGACGCTGATCACCGGCGGCATTGGCAATACGATGCCAGGCGCAAAGGATCCGGAGATATCCAGCCGCCATTCCTGCGAGATCATGCAGCGGCCCAACCTTCCTTCAGCGCCGTCAAAGGAAGCGACCGCCGACGAGATCAAGCGCGTCAGCAGATCGTCATCGGCGGTTCCGATGATCGCGAGATGGTTTTTGACTTCGGCGAGGGAGACCGGTTCCGATGCGGGCGCGGTGATACGAGTCAGCATTTTGCACCCCCGAAATTATCGGCGCGGTTTTGTCCGATGGGGGGCATGCGGTCTGGGGAGAAAGCGCCCAAAGGTGAACCCACCCCCCGGTCTGCGATGGCGCGGTCGCGATGGTCGTCCTTCGCATTGCAGGCGCGGCATGACGGCCGCCAGTTCGACGGGTTCATGCGGAGATCGGGACGGAGGCGGATCGACAGACGATGCGCAACCAACGTTGCAGGTGCGCCGCAGGTGCAGTCCGCATGCTGACGAAGGAAGTCACGCGCCGCGGCTTGCCATGCCGCATCATATCCACGCGACGACGCGGACGGTCTGTCGTCGACGCGCGGCGCTGAGCAAACGCATCCCGCACCGCGTTCGCGGCGGCGTCCACAACGGCAGATCGAAGGTGCGAGGCGAGGCATCGTCATCATCCGGAAGAAGGGGACGCGAGCGGCCGGGCGTGGCGAATGGCCGCTCGCGTATGGCGCGCACAAGGAGGGCGATGCGCGCCAATTGGGTTCAAGCAACGGGCGCGTTGTGCGGGCGACCGAGCACGGCGACAGCACCGGCGGCGATGGAGGTGCCGCCGGCCGTGGTCAGGGCGAGACGGGCATACCGCTTGTCGCCGATGTAGCCGAGCTTGTAGGCCGTCGATGCAGCAAGGGTTGCAGGGGCGTTAGTGAAGAACGTGCCAGCGGGTGCATCCTCCCAACCGGAGCCCGAAGCATCGCTGTGCTGGACCTTGATGCCGAAATCACCGGCGCCGGCGATGGCACCGGTGTTGACGATAAAGGCGACGGACTCGTAGCCCAGCAGGTCGATGGCGACGCCGTCACCGGCGGCTGTTTTCACCGCAGGTGCCAAGGCGAGAAGGGCACCGATGTTGTGATAGAGATCACGCATTGTGAAATTCCTTTTCGATTGTCCGATTACGAGGTCGCGCAACGGATCTTGCGGAGCGCTTCGGCGAGCACGAGACCGCCACCGACACGGCGACGGGCGTGGAAGCGGACCAGACCCTTGGTGGCGACGGTGAAGGGATCGCGCATCACGGAAAGCCCGACGCGGTCGTAGACGCGGTAGGCACTGGCGAAGTCACCGATGATGATCGGTTCGGCGGCGGCGCCGATGTCATCCATCGTCGGGTCTTCCACCACCGGGATTCCGAGGATGGTCTGGGGCGTGGAAGCGACAAGTCCGGGCTGCCAAAGGAAGGCGCCAGTGCTGCCATCCTTCAGTTTGCGAACCGCCGCCAGCGTCTTGGAATTCATCATCCAGACCGCACGGGCGCGGTAGTAGGCCGGCAACGCATAAAAGGCGTCGATGAGCAGATCGGCCGGCGCGGTGCCGAGGGTCGAGGCGTTGCCGCTGAAGGTGTAGGCAACCCCAGCGGATTCCATGACACCGACCGGCTTCTTCACGCCATCGCCCTGCATGAAGGCCAGCGCTTCAAGACGGCCGAATTCTTCGGCGAGATCGAAGGCGACTTCGCCCTCAACGTTGACGGCGCTGTCTTCCAGCAGACGCTGGGAGACATCGACGTAACACGCCATCTCGTGCACCGGGATTTCGAGCTGGCCGTATGTGGAACCGGTTTCCTGACGGTCTTCGGTTTCACCAACCCAGTGTCCGGTCGGGCGACCGGTGCGCTTAGGCAGGATCACGGATCCGGCGGAAGTGGAGCCGACGCGGACAGCCTGACGGACCGGGGAGCGTTCGACGATGCCTTTCACCACTTCGGCGACGAACTCGTCGGGTGCCAGATAGCCACCGGCGCTGTCGTCGGCGACGCGGAGGGATTTCACCTCGTCGACAGCCAAGATCTCGCGGCCGCCGCGAAGGTAGCCAGTGAACGCCTTGCGCTCCGGGGTGATCTCATCGTCGGCGCGGCCGCCGATAGCGGGACGTGCCAGCTTGGTTTCGATCTCATCGAGACGGGCGTCGACAGCATCGGTGGCGGTCTTCAGCTTGCCGTCGATGGCGTTCTGGAAATCGGCCAACGCCTTGGTGACGATCGAAGTCGGATCGTCTTCCTCGCCTTTGGTGATCAGGGTCGCGCTGGCAAGCAGCGCCGTCTTGTCAACGTGACGCATTTTCATTTCCTCATGATGTGCGCCGTGGCGCGGGTAATGGCCGACGCGATGGCGATGGCCTGTATTGCCGACTTCGCGCTGGTGACGCGCGCGCCGGGATGCATCGGCACCGCGACAAGCGAAGCCTCCAGCAATTCGAGATCGGTGATGGTGCGACCGCCGCCCGGACGAGCCGATGATTTGCGGGTGATGAACCCGATCGACAGTCCGCGCACAGCGCCGGATTTGACGAGCGCAGCAACTTCGCGAGCTCGTGGCAGATCGTCGACAAGAAGCTTGCCGGTGACGTGGAGGCCATCGGCCTTCTCGGTCGCTTGAGTCCAAGCGCCGACCGGATCGTTTTGATCGTGGCCGAACAACATCGGCAGCGGCAACACCGCCTTTTTGAACGCGCCCGGCGTGATCATGTCGCCGATGCGATCGGCTTCGGCGAACTTCCATGCCAACCCGGAAATTGCTCCGGCTTCGTCGGCGAGCACTTTGGTTTCGATGAAGAGACGGTCCATTAGGTCGCGTCCCCCATGTCCAAAGCTGTACCGAAAAGCCGCCGGTGCAGTGCATCGGCGAGGATCTTCCCAAGCTCCAGCACCGGCAGCGGAACAGCGTCCGGACCGCCTTGCCAGCGGGAACCGTCCGGATTGATCAAGCCGCGCGGCGTCGCCTCTTCGATGGCACGCGGTTCCCCGCGAAGTAGCGCTGCCAACAGGTTCGCGCCAACCGGAATGCCGGCGGCCTCACATGCCTGAGCCGCCGCGCTGAATCCGAAGAACGCGGATACACCCGGCATTTCCGCGATCGGGACCGGGCGCATTTCGGGACGGAGGTTTTCAGGGAACGGAGCTTTACTCATCGCCGGCCTCATCGGTGGGGGAAGCCGGAACGCCGGGCGAACTCGTGTTCGGATTTTCGAGACGATCGCCGTCAGCATGCCGCGGCAGATTTTCCCGGGATCTCGCCTCGTTCGGCGTCATCACCTTCGACGAGATCGCTTCGCGATACGCCTGCATGCGGGAGGCCAGATCGCCGCGGACAAGGCCGGCGGTATCGAATTCGATGTAGAGCCCGGCGGCGCGTTCGGCCGGTGTCAGCAACGCGCGTTCAAGCGCGTTTTCCCAGCACGTCAGCCATGGCAGCAACGTGTAGGTGACGAAGACAAGGGCGAGCTCTTCGACATTGCGCCAGACAGCTTTGCTGAGATCGCCGACAAGTACCGGCGGGACATCGAAGGCGCGGCAAATCTCATTGATCTGCATCGCGCGCATTTCGAGGAACTGCGCATCCGTCGATTTCAGCGCGATGGATTCGAAGGAAGCACCTTCCTCCAGCACGGCCGTTTTGCCGCTGTTCTCGCCGCCGAAGCTCGAATTCCAAGCCCCGGCGATGCGTTCGGCGGCGACGGCCGTCAATCGTCCGGCGACCTTCAGGACACCGGCCGGACGGCCGCCATTGCTGAAGAGCTTGGCGGCGTGGCGCTCCAATGTGATCGCGATACCGATCGCTTCGCCGGCATCCTTGGCGAGGCTGCGTCCGCCGAACGGCCGGATTTCAATGACATCGGCGAAGCCGTGACGAGTTTCGCCACCACCGGCGCGGCTGATCACATAGACCGGCTCGCCGGACGGCAGCTCGTCACGCTTAACAGCGCTATGTGGAATAGGATGGATCTCGCGGACGGCGCCCCGGATGCGGTTGACGATGGCGTAGGATGCACCGTCGAAAATGGCCCTCTTAGTGAGGCTCTGCCGGAACTCGGCCGACGACAGCCAGGGCGAAACGAAACTGCCATTAACCCTTTCGGCAGGATGATCGGCACGGCTACGGCCGCCGTCTTCGTCCTTCTGGAAAACATGGACGGGGAGTGTCCCCATCGTCGACGACAGCAGCCGGACGCAGGCACCGGCGACCGACTGGCGCATCACCGTGGCTTCGCCGATGGTGACGCCGCTCGCCGTGACGGTGCCGCCAAACAGGCTCAGCAGCGCCGGGTTGGCCAAGGTGAAATCCTTCACCTCGACCGGTTCGGCACGTCCTGTGATGCGGGACCAAATCGACATGCGTCGATCAAGGTAGGAAATTGGTCCTCATCTCAACCGGGTCGGAATCGATCGGAAGATGACGGAATCGACCGGCGACAGAATACCCATTCTGCTATGGTGAAAAGAACGCAGTGAGGACCATGTGGTGGCCGGCAAAACTCATAAGCTTGACCTGATTAACAACAGCATCTCGTATTTCCGAGAGGCACTTGCCAAAGCTCAGGTTGAGGATGCCGGTACAGATCAGTGGAAATTCGCGATCATCAACGTTGCACAGGCGATGGAACTGGCGATGAAGGAATTTCTCCGGCGCATCCACCCGGCATTCATCTATGAATCCGTCGATAAGCGTGAGCGTACTGTGAATGTCCGAACGGCATTAAACCGGATGACGGACACGGAGATCGGCAAGCTGACAATTTCTGAGGCTGAGCGAAAGAAGATTGAAAAAGCGTTCGAACTGCGAAACGAACTAACCCATTTCGAATTCAATCACGAGCACGATCATATTGAGTTGAAATTCGCAGAGATATTCTCGTTCTTGATTTTCTTCTACCGCCGTTACCTTGGGATAGGTACAAGTGAATTTATTGACGACGAACAGTATGGTCGCGTCTTAGGCCTAGTCAAAGCTCGTCAAGAGCTTCTAGCTCGCGCTAAGGAATATGCCGCAGCGGCTGAAGGGGATCGATGGATTTGTCCACAGTGCGACGAGGCAACCTTCGTCGTTGACGAGGAGCAGTGTAGCTTTTGTCAGCATAAGGAAGAGGTGATCCACTGCGAAAACTGCGACGAAACTTTGCTGGCTTCACAGATCATCGACACGGACAACTTTTTGGGTTGGAGGTTTGGAGAACTATCGGAAAGTGGTGAGATCCCTCGTCACTGTTGCCCCTCATGCGAACCCGATGTCAAACAATCGATCTATGAACTTGAACGCGCTCAGTACGATGAGGATATGGAAATGGATCGACGCGCATTCTTCACGCTCAAAAACTAGTTTGTTGGAGGCTGAACGGGCTACCTTTTTCGGGTTGTAGATTGGCGCCAGCGGATCAGTTCCGGAATCTCGAATTCGAGCCGTCCATTGAATTCCTCCGCCTGCGGACCGAGACCAAGCGCCACCTTCTTCTGCAGGGTGCTGACTCCCATCCTGAGAAATCCGGCGGCTTCGGCGAGGGACAAGCGATCTCCCCATGGCGAGGCATCGCGGGCGATTTTGATATTTGAGGCCATTTTCGTATTTCCGAATTTCGCGATTTTTTTTGAATTACTGGGAGTAAGGGCAGCGCTAGCACCGCAGAGGTCGGAGCAGCTCAGGAGGAATTAAAGGAGGGGTAGACTGGGGACACCCCAAGACCCCGGAGACAGAGGGGAGGGGACACAGAGGCGAATGGTGAAGAGAACGGTGTTCTCTCCATATGTGGAACCAGATGAGGTCATGTGCTTGAATCCATTGCATAAAACTTGCCCCCTATTTTTGGGTGATTTTCATCCGTTTTAGGCCTGCTTTTTCGGCCGCAGCGGACATCGAGTTTCTTAGGATTTCGATTTTCGAGGCCGGCGCCAAAAAGGAGTCATGCACCGGCAGCACCGGAATTCCGGCGCCGAACATTTCGGTCATCACATCCTCTGCAACGGTGGAATCCACCCGCATCAATTTTGCCCCGGCGTCGGAATGGAAATACCCGGCGATCGGGCGGTGCAGGCGCTTGATGTCATCGATCAGCTTGGCAGCGGCCATGACAGCTTCAGGTGAGCCCGGCGCCGCGACGCCGGCCATAGCATCGTGGTGAGCGATGGCGAGCCGGGCGGCCCGCAGCGTCGACGCATTTATCAAGACAAGCAACCCGATCTTGACCAGCGCGCGCGGCCAAGCTGGGATCTCATAGGCGTCTTCCGGCGCCGGGATGCCAACCCAAGAATAGAGTATAGCGGGATGCATCGACTTGAAGTCGAGTTCGACGACCGGCTCACCGTCCATGGTCATCGCGACGCGCCGTTCCGTAGGTACGCACTGCCATCCCCCACCGGCGACGTAGAAGCGGCCGCCTCGATCAAAGGTCTGATTGAAGACCCTGAATAGCTGGCCACGCATAGACATGGACATCGCGACGCTGCGCAGTGCTTTGTCGAATTCGAGGGTCTTGCGACGCATGCGACGTTTACCAGCATCATCGCTGTAGTTAACCGGCATGCCGTTCGCGTCGCGGAGGATGATGGTCTCACCCGGCGCCGCCAACTCCAGTTCCGGACCGGCGGCGAGGATGCGGCCGATGATGTTTCTGAGTTCGTCGGTCGGGCTCATCGCGCTCTGCCAACCGTAGCGGGCCGGAGGGGCGCGGTCATGGATGATCAGGCCTTCGCGGTCCAGATGGTCGACGGCGCTGATGACGCCATGATACCGGAACAGCGGATGACGGTACCGGCGCGGCGGTGAATAGGCGACCTTGCGGCGGCTGTAGGACAGCGGCACCGCGGAGACGACAAGGGCGAGGGCTACAGCGGCGCAGGTCTCTGTACCGCCGATCTCGTCGCGGATCGCCTGCCAATGATCTCTGTGTTTGAACCGAAAAGTCAGGGGCGTCTGCCTTGCGTCTTCCTCGATAGAGGAATAAGTTCCTTGCTTAGATCGTCCCTGATCTGCATTCCCTGACGCCGTCCCGTCTCCGCCGGGACGGCGTCGCTCGTTTTGAGCGGACACATGCGCCTCCTATCGCGCTTGATCTGATCGGCGCCGGGGCGGCCGCTCTCCGCCGGGCGAATGCAGATGTTAGGCCGCCTTCGGGCCGAGTGCGGTCTTGGCGCGCGCTTTTGCGATGATGGCGCGGCACTCTCCCATCAGCACGCGCGCGACGCCGGGCGCAGGATGAAACGGCGCGGGGTAGCGCTTAGCGGCCACCCCACGATAGAAAGTTGCAACGCTGATAGGCGTGTGAACTCCACCGATCACGCGACAAGCCATCGGGATCGAGATCGGTTCGTCGTCGCGGATGTCGTCGAGTGCGACATCAGCCTTCTTCTTGTCGGGGTTGGCAGTCTCGGAAATTCTCATGTCGGCTCCTACTGTTGCGAGGAGCCGCAAATTCACTCAATTAGATCGTCGGCGATAAAGGAGTCTATTGGTCGGTTTTTGAGGAGCTTTTCGCCTTCGCGATTGCACCCTTTGCATGTGTTTCCGCGCTTGCCGCTATTTTGAGCGCTGAGAACAACGACTCCAAAAAGGTCAGAAACTTGCCGCCGGCTGGATTGCCCTCGCGGTCCGCTCGGACTGTAACAGTAGCCTTTTCGCCGGTCAGTCCCTCATAGACGATCAGCGCTACATCAGCGATGCCGGCGGCACCTCTTTTCGCAGGGCGCCCGACCCCAGTATTCCCTTGCACTGAAATCAGGGCTCGCCGCACGGCGGCGGCGGTGGCATCAAGGCTATCCCTGAAATGCACAAAGCTTCGACCTGATCCGAGCTCTCTGTCCAAGGCGTCGCCGGCTTCGGCTGAAATATCGGCGAGCAAGTCGACCATCTCAGTTGCGAGGCTATCAAGTGATGCCAGTTGTCGGCGCGCCTTCGTGACGCCGGCTTCCCGAAGGTTCGGGCGATCGTTCGCCGGCATGAGCGTGCCGGCAGCGAGCATCATTTCCAGAGCGCCGGGGATGCGCCACCGTTCCTCTTCCAAGACTGGCAGCGCAGCAATCGCGGCGCCGACACGGTCGGCAGGTTCCACTAGCGCGCCCTCCCAGCCAGCGGGATAACTTCGGCACCCTTGCCGTCGACAATAGCGGCGAGGCGATCGGCCCATAGCTCCAACGCTTCGCGTTTTTCCGGGGCGTAGTCATAGCGCGCATAGACCCGACTGGTGACGGTGGCCTTAGTGACGCTCGCGTGATTCAGAATGTGCCCGATGACAAAAGGCGAAATGCCGAGTTCCTCCATATGCGTCGCCGCTGTTCGGCGCAGATCATGGCATGTCCATTCGCCGATGCCGGGGAGTGTGTCGTTCTTCCGGTGCTTGCTGATCGCCTGCGCTACCGCAGCCCCAGTCAAAGGCCCTTGCGTACGGACGCCGGGAAATACGTAGAGCGATGGCTCATGACACTTGCGCACCGCAAGCGCCTTTGCAGCGGCGAGCTGTTCCTTGATTACACCCACTGCCATGCCAGACAACGGTACTTTGTGCTCGTTGCCGTTCTTCGCCCGTATGGCAGGAATTACCCAGAGGCCCGCATCAAGATCCAACTCCGCGACTGCCATGCCTGACACTTCGCCGACACGCTGTGCCGTTGCCAAGCAAAGCCGAATGACCCGCCGCGTTGATTTCCACATGTCCGCTTGGTCCAGCGAGGCCCATAAGATTCTAATTTCCTCGGCGGTCAGTACACGGTCGCGCTCGGTGGTTTCGGTCGGCTTCTGCATTCCTTCGACGAGGTTGGTATCAAGGTCGCCACGACCGTGTGCCCATCGCACCATGGCGCGTACATCCTCAAACACGCGGTTCGCCTCGACATTCGCGCCCCGGTCCCTGATCGCGTCGATACACTTGGTAATGTCCCGGCGGTGAAGATCGGCGAGTTTGACGGCGCCGATCATCGGCACGACATTGAAATTCAGCCGGCGAGCAATGGCGGGGCCCGTCCGCTTGGTCGAAGCGTGGCGAGCGATGTAGTTGGCCACCAAGTCGGCGACATTCTGCGAGGCCGCCTTCGCCTTCTTCTCAATAGCAGGGTCGCCGCCGGCGCCGATATCGACACGCCCATCGCGTGCCCTCTGGCGGGCTTCGGACAGCTTCAATTCGGGATACCGGCCCAGCTTCAGCCATGCCCGCGCCTTGCCGTCGCCCGGCCGCGAATAGACAAGGTAAAATGCCCGAGCGCCGCCGGCTGAGGCGCGTAAACACAGCCCTTTGACCGTCGCATCGAAATAGTCGGTCTTGCGCCCGGATGTAGCCTTCGCGGTTTGGCAGAAGCGGTCGGTCAATTCCATCGTCGGCATGTTTCCCCCAACCAAGCGGTTCACGTGATCTACGGAATGATCTACGGGAAAGCATGAGCACTGTCGATACCCGCTGCAACAGCATGATACAGCGTGAAACGATTTTACGCCATTGAATCAGTGGATTGGCTGTCTCTATTCGTCGCACGCCGATGCAGGGAAGAGCTGTTGAAAGCCTCTCATAACCGCTTGGTTGGGGGTTCGAGTCCCTCCGGGCCCACCAATCCGCCAGTTCCAGCTGGTGATTTCTGTGAATTCAACGACTTAACGGCAGGATCGCGCTTCCCCAAGCAGTCATGTGCATAACATACTGCATAACATGGAGCCCGAATTGCCCTCTCTCCCCGACCATGTGACGACGCGAAAAGGCGTCTATCAATACGTTCGGCGCGTGCCCCTCGATATCGTGGGGCAGGTTGGTCGTACCCACATCCAGCTCTCCCTGAAGACACGAGATATCCGCGCGGCAAAGACTGCGGCGGCGAAGGCGCACCTCCAGGTGGAGGGCGTGTTCGAGCGCTACCGGGCGCAGAAGGGGCTGACAGAACCCGCGATCTCGACGGCGGACTGGGAGGCCGCAGACTGGCAACTGCTCGCGGAATGGGTCCAGGCGGACATTCTGGAGCAGGACTGGCAGAAGCGGCTGATGCGCCTGACGGGAGATCAGGCAAGCCGAGGCCAGGTGGTCGGCCGTATCGACGAGGCGGACGAAGATGCGCTCGTCGAGGTGATGCTCAAGATCCGCGACATGCTTCCGGTGGCTTATGCTGAATTTCGATGGGCGTTCGTGCGAGATCGCGTAGCCTCTCTCGGAGTGCGGCTGGAACGCCTTTCGCCTCACTTCCTCCCCTTCATGGCCGCCTGCTTGAGGCTGGAGGTCATCGCGATGCAGGCGATCTTCAAGCGGCAGATGCAGGAACCGATGCGAGACGTTGCTCCGCATCCCGGCGAGATCCTGCGGAAACTGCGTGCAAGCGGACGACTGCCGGCACCGTCGACGATGCCGCGTCCTACGATATCGTCTGAAGTTTCACTCGCTAGGGAGCCGGTGGCATCTGCAGCCAGCGCTGACGGGACAGAGATTAAGACGCTGATGGAATGCGTGGAAAAGTGGAAGGAGCAGCGCCGGACCAGCGGTAAGAAACTGACGGACAAGAACCAGAAAGACAAGGAACACGCTGCCGCCAAATTCGCCAGGATGATCGGGGTAGACACGGTGAACGCCGTGACCAGGCGTCACCTACATCAGTATCGCGATCTCCTGACCTCAGCGGGTAAAGCCCGCGCGACGGTCAACAAGGAAGTCAGCCACGTCTCCGCTCTTATCAAGGCTGCGGTAGACGCTGGTTGGATTCATGTGGGCAACACCGAAGGCATTTACGCGTCGGGAAAAAAGAATATGCGCACGTCGTTCACCCGAGAGGATCTCGAACGCATCGTTTCGCAACCCATTTTCACCATGGGCCAGCTCGACCCCCAGAAGAAGGCCCTGGGTTCTCTGCAATACTGGATCCCACTTCTGTACCTTTACGCCGGCATGATCTCGAAGGAGATCATGCAGTTGCGACCCCACGATATCCGTCCGCATCCCGAATTTCCCAAGATCCTGGTGTTCGAGGTGACAGAGGACGGGGGCGGTTCTACAAAAACGGAAAATCGCAAGCGGTTCGTTCCAGTGCACCGCAAGCTCGTCGAGTTCGGTCTTCTTGAACTTCAGGGTGAAGCCCTGCACGTGGGCAGGGAGATGCTCTGGCCGCAGATCCCCTCGCCAGAAGCGGCAGATCGTTTTTCCAACAAATTCTCAGCCTGGTTCAGCCTGTTCCTCCGTACGAAGGTCAAGATCACGGATGAGCTGAAGACGCTCTACAGTCTAAGGCATACATTCCAGGATCGGCTTCAGGCCGCCGGTGCCGCACCCTGGGAAGCAAAGCAGCTGATGGGCCACGCGGAGAGCGGTATGACCAGAGTCTACGGCGAGAAGATTGAGGCAAGGAAGTCGGACATCAGGAAGCTGAACCGAATTCTGCAACGTGCAAAGTTCTACGTCGATGATCTGGTGAAGCCGCTGTAGCGCGACCCTGAGGAGACGCGCCGGAACCGCACCGTCGTCTGGCCGGTTTGGTGTGTATCGTTCCCAATGTACCGCGCGGTTCCGGCTTCTCGCCCGCTGGGCCTTCATGATAAGGCGCCCCCCTTGTCGTGGATCTTGGAAACTCCAGAAAATGCCCGCAGGAAATCGGTCGAAAATTCGCCCGGGCACGAGAAAATGTCCTGGAAAATCCATAGACCGCATGCGAATGAGAGTGGTTTTCACAGCTGAAACAGGGTGTTACAAAAACATCCTGAAAATCGGCGCGAACTATGACCCCCGACATTTTTCCGGATTTTCCGGCGACCGGGAATATGTCGCCTCCGGACCCAGCGTTAACCATGTTCCATGATCGACATCGAAAAGGGGTTGCGTCGGCGAGTCCGCCAGCATCGTTATAGTGGCGGCCCTGCGAAGGGCTCCGAAGCGGCCCCGCCGGGTGGTGGAACACCCAGACGAGGCCTGACCCCCACCACCTGATCAGAGGTGACCGAGGCTATGTCGACCTATACCTTCTTCCCGCCCGGGGACCAGTCCCTTGTGATGTTCGCCGCCACCCGTTTGCTTCGCCGGAGCACCGCGGGCGCCTGCACGACGTTCGTCGTCATCACCTGATCTCCATCGATTCGACCATCCCCGTCGCGTGAAGCGACTGCAGAACGTCCCGCGAGTGCGTGGCGTGCCGTGTCCGCTCGTTTAAGCGGATCGGTCCGTCCTCGTTCTGCGGCGCGAGCCTTCAGTGACGGTCGGTCGCACAAGGACCATTCCCATGACCATTTTCATCGGCCGGGCCTCCCCCGGCGTCCTTCAGCTTGAGCCGCTCGGACCCGTGGTCCGTGTCTCTGAACCGCCGAGCAGTTTCCACCTGGTTGCCGGCGCGTGGCCCGCGAACTATCGCGACATTTCGCAGACGCTGTCGACCAACCCAGGAGTCTACGTCTGTATCACTTCCCCGGACGCGAAGGGCCTCCGTCTGGCTTACGTCGGCTACGCAGGGATGAGCGTGCGGTCGCGCTTGCGCACGCAAGCGTTTCCTCGGCGCAATCCAATCGAATGGTTCTGCGCCTTCGCGCCCCACTGGTCGGCCATCACCAAGACGCACGCCTCCCTGCTGGAAGCGAAGCTCTATCGCTTCTTCGAATGCTCCGACGCGGTTCTCTTGCATGGGGATTCGCCCGCATTGTTCGATCTCGGTCCGCTCGACCAGCAGGTCGTCGACGAGGCCTATCGCTCCTTCCTCTACCTTCTCCCGTTCGCGGGTCTCCCGCACGCGCTGAGCCCGCTCATCGACGAGGCGCGACGCGAGCTGGGGTACGGTTCGGCCGCGGATACTGTCGGTGGAGAGGAGAGGCAGGTGTTCACCACCTACGCGTTCCGTCCGGGTCCAGGTACCGCATTCGCCGGGCTGAAGGCGTACGGCTCCGATATCGAGCGCGGCTTCCTGATCCACCCGGGCAGCGAATATCGCTTGGCGGTCTCGCATGACATCGGCGCGGCGAACATGGACCGTCGGAGCAAGCTGGAGGCGAGCGATTTCCTGGCACCGGTTCCGGATCGCGCCGACCTGATGGTCTTCGTGCGGCCCAAGGTCTTCACCTCGGCGATGACTGCTGCCCGCGTCATCGCCGGTTACGCCGTGTGGGATCGCAGGGTCTGGGTCAAGCTGCCCCACTCGCCGCTGACGATGTATTGAGGAGGCGATCATGAAGAACGATGATCGTCTGATCGAACGTCTCGTCGCCTTGTCGGCCAGCGGCCGCTGCGACCCCGGCCAGTCCATGATCGGCGTGCCGCCCGGCGCGGGCGACGACCGCAATGCAATCGCGGCCGAAGCTCCTGGCAGCGCCGGCCGGAGGAAAATCCGGCGCATGCCGCTCGACCCGGCCGAGGCGAAGCGGGAACGGGCCGCGCGGGTGGTCGCACTCGCTCTCAAATACGGGCGTGCGGCGCAGGTGCTGGGAATGCAGATCCCCCCGTATGTGGCGGAGGAGTTGAAGGCGCTCGCCGCCGCCGGTGATCTTGCTGCGACTGCTGCGATGCAGTGGTGCGTGCGCAACCGTGTGATCGGGCTGACGGTGGTCCCGCAGGAAGTCTCTGCGTCCGTGTCGAAGACGGGGGGCGCGCCATGATCGACGAGCGGAAGTTTCGCTACCTCATGGCGCGCCAGGCGAGGGATCGCTGGGCGATTGCTTTGCAGAGCGCCAGCCGGAAGCAGTGGCTGGTTGCCGCGCCGATGAGCTCGGCCGGGGGAGCGGAGCTTGTCCGCTTCACGCGGGGGGCGGAAATCGACCGCCTGGCCTCGATCGCCGCAGCACGCCGCAAGCATGGCGACAGCCCTGACCCGCGCGGAATGGGGCCGTGGATCGGGCTCCTGTCCCGCGGATCCGCCTTGGGGTTTACACAGCACGAGATCGATGTCGATGAGCCGGACTTCTCCCGCGCCCTTGCCGACGCTGTAGGCGGGCGTGGGCCGGCCGACGACGCACGTGTGTCGTGGCATGATCACGGCGACTTCGAGATCGAAGAACTGGTCGCCACCGTGCGCTCGCTCGCCGAACCCTACGCTCCAGACGAGGTCGCAACAGCACTGCTCCTGGCGAAGGCCGTCTCGGGCGTTGAGGGCGGCTGCTCGACCGTGATCGAAGCGCTGAACGCCCCACGTCCGATCGTGGTTGTAATTGCCCCTGTTCAGGGCACGGCCCACGTTTTCTTGCGGATGATCGAACAGGGCCTGATCTTCGGCGGCGAGTGGGAGTTTCGATCCCCCTCCGGCGCCGAGCGCGGCCGCATCGCCATCACCCGCTCCGCCTATAAGAAGAGCCTGGTATCGCTTCAGTGCGGACCGGACGGACCGAAGCGACCGTCGATCGAAAAGGCCTTCGAGGCTCCGTTGCCCATCCTCGTCACCGCCGCGGCCTCGGATCACGTGCCGGCACGCCTGCTCGAAGCGGCGACGCTGGTTCTGGACACGAGGGCGCTCGACAGCGAGATCGTCCACCGGCTGATCGAGAACGTGCGCGGCGCAGCACCCTCGATCGCGATCTCAGACAACGAGTGCCTCGAACTCGACATGACCGATGTGCGCATGGCTTGCCGCCCCGGGCTTCTCCCGAACGAGATCGTCACTACGCTCGCCCGATACGCGATCGAGAACCGCACGTCTGATGACGGCGACGCCGAAGATAGTGACCGGCGAGAACTGCGGCCGGGCCAGGGCCGGGCAACCGGACGGGCCATGTCCTCGACCTTCATCGAGCCGTCCACCGACCCCCATGCGCCGCGCGTCGAAACGTTGGAGGGATACGGGGCCGCGCGAGAATGGGCGCTGGCATTAAAGGACGACATCAATGCCTGGAAGGCGGGAAGCATCGCCTGGTCCGACCTCTCGCCGAGGCTGCTTCTGTCGGGTCCTCCCGGGACCGGCAAGACCATGTGGGCGAAGGCGCTCGGCAACAGCCTCGGCCTTCCCGTTCTGGCCACGTCAGCCGCGACCTGGCTGACGGCCGGGCACTTGGGCGACGTACTCGCCGCGATGAATGGGTCCTTCCAGGACGCGATCCGGCGCAGGCCTTCGGTGTTGTTCATCGATGAGATTGACGGCATCGGCCGCCGTGACACCGGCCGGATTGAGTATGACGACTATTGGGTGAGCATCGTGAACAAGGCGCTGGAGCTTCTCGACGGCGCCATCCGATCGGAGGGCGTCGTCATCGTCGGAGCAACGAACCGACCCGATGTCCTAGATCCCGCGCTCCGCCGCTCAGGACGACTTGAGCGTCACATCGTGATCCCCAAGCCGAACCTGGCCGCTCTTGCGGCGATTTTCCGACACCATCTCGGCGATGCCGTCGAAGGGTTGGCGACGGAATGGAGCCCGTCTGGAGAAACGCCCTCATGA